CCTGAGTAGAATTAAATAGTAATCTACCAGAGTTTAGTATTACTTGTGCTCCAGAATATTCTTTAGGTTCTACAGGTTTATTATTAGCATAAGATAAATAATCGTTTTGAGAAGATACTTCAATAGGAATTTTTTGAGTTGAAGTAAAGTATATAGAAGATAAATCTCTATTTATATCTTCTTCAGTTGTACTTTGAGCTGGGCCTGATAATTCAGGGTTTTGACCGTTTCTAACTATTAAGATTGGATCACCCGCTTGCCCTACAGTTGACCAAGTATTTAAATTAGGGAATGTAGACCCAAATCTAATACTTTGACCCCATCTACCTTCATAGATTATATCACCCTCAAAAGGGTATAAAGGATATATGTTAGATTTCTCTTCAAAATAATTCCCAGGTTTAAATTCATTAGTATTTTGCTCTCCAGATTTATTGGATGAACCTGCTTCAACATCAGCTATACTCTTATTTTGAGAATCTGGTTTTAGGTTTTGGAAGGGGTTTGGGGTTGGATTAACATGAACATTATTCCAAATATTTAAAGTACTTAAGTAATAATATTTAATATTACCTGTATTAGAAGAATAATCTCCTGAGGGTGCTGTAAGTAGAAATACTACTTCATTAACTAAAGGGTAAGTTTTAATATTAGAGAATAAAGGGGTAGCTTGTAATTGGGTTTGGTTGGGGCGAGTAGCTAAAGGGCTTAGAATTTCAGCAACAATTTCCCCATTAGATAAAGATGTGGATTGATCTATAGAGATAACCCTAGCTGGGATAAATTGGGAAAATCCCTTTGATATTAAATCTCTTAAATCTCCAGTAGAAACATTACCAGTACCAAACCACCCCATTACTTATCGCCTTGTAATTTTTCCATTTCCTCAAGTAATTGAGCTTTTTCCTCATCACTAATACCCAAACCACCATCTTCATTAGATGAATTTAAAGCACGTTGTACTAACGTAGCCATTTTAATTAAGGCGTCATCATTTTTAACACCAATCTCCATGTATTCTTTGATAAGGGGTACAATTAATGTAGCATCACCAATATCGGAAACCATGGGTTTTAATTCGGATATAAGCGAGGTTACTTGTGCTTCGCGGCGCTTTTGGTTATTATAAATTTCCTCGAGTAAATCCGCGAATTTCTTTTTACCAAATATAGTTTTTTCAAATTGAGCACTCATATTTATATTATTTATTGGTTATAAATATAGACTATTCAAATTCTACATATCCATTATCTAGATAAAATATGTAGTTATTCTTAAATACATCGTATAAACGATTAGCTATTTTAGTAATTTTAGGGGTTTTAACATCAACCATTTCACGGATATAGATATAAAGTGCCTTTTTATTAAAAATATCTATATCTGAACGTTTTCTGAATAATTCTAGTATAGCGTCAGCTACTTCAGCATCGTGTTTTTTAGGGAATAATTCAAATATATTTTCAGTAACATATTCTACGAATTGATCTATGTATTCTGAAAGGGGGTCTTCATTAGGATGATCATTTATATTGTAAGAATGATTATCATCTTTGTATAAATCCTCTACTGGGGCTTTCTCTATTCGTTTCTTGTAGTTTTTCTGGTTTGATAGAATCAAATATCGTTTTGCTATAGTTCCAAAGTAGGAATAAGCCTTAGCACCTTTAGATGGGTCAAATAGATGAATTTTTGAAAGTAAAAAAACAATTACTTCGTGTTGTAAATGTTCTATATCATCTACTTCAGTATAATAAAATTTAAAGGTATGTATTATATTTTCCGTTAATTTAAAAAACGGATAATGGATACGAGAATCATAAATTCTACTTCTTTGTTTAGGATCAGAAATGCTATTGTAAAGCACAATAGCATCCTCTGTATCCTGAGTAAAATAATTTTTACTCTTAGGTCTTCTTTTTCGGGGCATAATCTATATTGACTTCCTTTAGTTGGAATTCGTTTAAGATATCTTGTAACCCTTTAATTTGTTGAAAGAAAAAACCTACCTCATCATCAGATTTAAATGTGCCTTTAGCATCAATCTGCTTGAGTTTTACATCCGAAACCTCTATTACTCGCGAAATTTTATCTAGGTAATCTAGGTAACCTGCGAGGATATCTTCTTGTTTTTCAAATTTACGAAGAAGGTTAAAGGTTGTATACCCTAAGGCAACAACCAAAATTGATAAAATAACAATAGTAGTAATCATAAATTATCTAATAAATTTTTTAAACCTTCACTTTTCATTGAACCCAAAGCCTTTTGCTGTTTGCTAGCACTCTTGGGTTTATCGTTCAATGTAAAATTCTTTTTTTCAACAGGCACGGGATTTTGAAGTTTTGTTAACCATTCCCTTTCAAACTCAATACGTGCCGCCATTAAATCTGCTTGGTGGAGAATAAATGGTAGAGAGGTACGTGGTTTTTGTTCTGGCATGTATGATTTAAGATACTTCTCATTAGCAGCATCATATAGGCCATCGTGTGTTTGAATAGCTACCATCTCATTAAATGTATATCGAATACCATGAGATTGAAGCATGTATAATCCTCTATCTGGGACTGAGGCAAATGGGACTTTAGTGTTGAATTTATAATCTTCACCTAATTTCTCCCTTCTCCATTTATCATCCTGAGGTATGTATGAATCTTGTTCTTCGTCTCCCATTTTACCTAAATCATGGTTAATAGCAGAGAACACAAGTTCCTCAGTTGTAAAAGTAGACATATCACACCCTTCTTCTTCCCATAATTTAGCTTGCTTTAGAGCACAACGTACAACACGATTTACATGCTCAATGTATCCACCTGGGAAGGCATTGTGATATTCTTTCTTATGAGCAGCAGGCATCAACATTAAACGATCTTGATATTTGTTATAAAAATCAAGCATAGCCTCCTTTCTATCCCCAGTAACATAAGAATGGATATAACCCATAAATATATCCCACTCGTTTTGGATTTGTTCTGCTGTTAATTTCATACTATTGTCTCCCGTAAACGGTTTGCATTCTTTCTAACATAGTATTAAGATCACTAAGTTCATTAGTAATAGCATCTAATACTTTATTAATATCTTCAACACTAGTACCTTGACGAGTTACCATAACTTTAATAGTTCTAACTTTCCCATCAATACGGTCTAGTTTTGTTCTAAATAATTCTTTGTTTTTCATAATATATAATTTATTGTTTCGTCTCGGGAGACGTTACGAGACATCACATCCCCTCTCTCTCCCTCTCTCTTATTTCCTTTCCTCTGTACCTCAAAAATAATAAAGAAAGATTATGGGGTCACGTTATTTTTTAAAGAGTCTTTGATTTTTTTGATATGTGCACATTTTTCATAATGTTCTTTTTCTTCCCAAAATGAAATTGCTAAATCACAAGCTGTAATAGTATATTGATCTGAGAAAATTTTACATGCATCCTTACCTTGTTCTGAAGTATGGTCAAAATCTTTGAGGTAGGTCCAAGCTCTAGTATGAGTAACAAACTCACCGGCATCATTATCAATATTTATCTTCTCAGCTAATTCCGGCATTATCTTAAAGAATTGATCCATTCTATCCTCAATATTTTTTTGATTCCAAATAATTTTTTTAAACATCCCAAGTTTGAAAGTTTGGGTTTTTTGAAAATCCATAAAAGGATCTACTTCCGGTTCTGGAAGAGAGAAGGCACTAAATAATCTTTCTGGATCAATCATATCTCAGTTTCAATATCTACTTTGCCATTTTTCCAAATAGTCATCTTAGTCATATACCAATCGTCAAAGTAAGTAAATTCTATCCTTCCTTTTAATAATTTAACAACATCCAAACCGTATTCACCCATCCATTCCGAAACTTCTTTTTTTGATAAAGTTTCTTCTAAATAGTATAAATGAACAATTGTAGCATATTCTTTAATTTGCTGTTGTGTTTTCACGGGTATAAATATATGTAATTGTTAAATCACTACCTGATGTGGTTGTATAATAATATTGCATAATATCGCGTTAAATATGGAAATAAATGGGGAGTCTTCGACGGGTTATTTAATTAGTATTGGCGAGATTGTGTTCTCTTAATATCAAAATCAGAATAGATTTTACTTTCTAGTTTATCGACTCTAGAGTCGGTATGTCGAACAACGTTTTGTTCTACTTCATCAATTCGAGAATATAATTCTTGTCGAGTATTCTCAAGTTGTTTATAAATATCTCCAAACCCATGATTTGAAGCAATATTTAAATTATCAATTTCCTTTTTAAGGACTTTTATCGTCATATAATTCACGGACGTAATCGCAACCATAGCCAGCGCTATAACAGCAAGTACACCTAAAATAAATGATGTTATTTCCATAATTTTTAAGTTTTAATATGTCAAAGAACTCCCCTTTATTGCGTAATATACATAAGAAAAGAGGAATAGCCAAACTACTCCTCTTCAAATTATAATAAAAAATATTTAAGGGGCT